ATTTAAATCATTATAATTTTGTTGTAATTGATTAATAAGAGATTGTCTTTCACTTCTTCTTTCTTGTAAATCAGCTACTTGTTTTTCAATATCTAAATTACTTTTATATGTAGTTTGCAATTCCTTAGTTAAATTAAGGAGTTCTTTCATTGCTTTTGTTCTACTATCATCAGCCATAATAATATTTTATATTATATAATATAAATACAAAGACCAAGATTTTTATTTTCTTGGTCTAAAATTGTTTTTATTTCTTGCTTGTTCTTGCAATCTTTCAATTTCTTCATTTTCTTTTTGTAATAAAAATAAGAAATGTCGTCTACGATATATTGGTAGATTCTCGATATAATCTGCTTGAAACTTAGCGTGTTTGGTTAAAATGTATATCTCTTCATTAACCATTTTTTTATACTCACCCGCTAAGTGTTGGGGAAAAAAAAATCAATACCAACTGCTAAATTTGCAGTAAATTTAAAGCCATCTTTAGCAATAAATTCATATGACATATCAACATCTGGACTGACATCAATTATTTTTCTACGAATAGTAAATGCATCAAGTGCTGGCATTGCGTCCACAAATTTATCAATATATGCTCTATCTGATTTTTCATTAATTGCAACAATATGTGCTTTTAATTTTAAAGTATTATATTGACTATATTCTTCATTATATGCTTCTTTTATTGATTCTGATTTTTTAAAAAGTTTTGTTTCTTCACCAGCAGTAAGTAATTTAATAGTAGCAATTTTTTTACGCATTGGTAATTCAATTGTAAAATAACCATATTGGTCTGGCATTTCTTTAGTTTCTTTATATCTGAGTTGAAGTAAATCAACAACTGCTTTAAAAGGAACACCTGTTCTTGGGTCAGTTACTTGTACAGTATATTCAGGACCATAGCTTGAACTACGTAGGAATAAGATAATTGCATTACGGTCACCCGGTAATAAATCTTCTGGATTAACACCAGCAGTTTTAATTTTTCTTTTTAATAACATATCTAAAACCATACCACTTTCAAGTAATGAAGGAGTTGTAAGTAAATCCTCATCTTTTGAAGTCATATATTCTACATTAACTTCATTAATTTGATTAGCATAAAATAAACCCTTTGAAGGTAATTTAACAATTTCATATGAAGTCATTAAATCTGGGTCGGTTTCTTTCATCATAGTTTTTTCAAATTCCTGTGGATTAAATGTTGGTGCTTTTGGTATTTCACCAATAACATTATTAGATATTGGTTGTGATGGAATTATACCTTCACCACGTTTTTCTTTATATTTTTTAAGCACTTCACCAATACTTTCTTTTGGCTGTAATTCTTCTTCTTTTCCCATGTTTTTATAAATTTTTATATTTTATTATTGTTTTCAGTAAATAAATACTACGAAAAAAATTTTCAAAATAATTCAAGATTTTTAAATAAAACACGTATTAATATATAATTGATACTATTTAGAAAATTTAGTGTTATTTAAAGTAAAGAATTAAATAAAAAATGAAAAAAGAAATTGAAAATAAAATATTAGTTATATATATTGGTGTTGCAGGTATTCGTAGTGTGGATATTGAAACTTTCACACAAAAAGTTACAAAAAAAATTATACCAGCAACATTTCAAGGTGAAATAATAATAATACCAACACAATCAGTAGATACAAGAATTGAATGTATTAATCCTATATATATAGTACAATCAGAATTAATTCAAAAACATACTGAATTAATGAAAGAATTAAATGAACATCTCAAATATCAATTAAATATATTAAAAGATAATAAAAAAAGAAAAAAAAATGAGTAAAATAAGAATAGGTATCGTTATTGACGAAATATTAAGAGCAAAATGGCTTCAATTTGATAGATTTTATGCACAAGAATTTGGTGAAGAAGGAATTCCTGAAAAACAACCATATGTTTATGATTTTTTTAAATATTATCAGTGGAAAGATACTGAGGAAATAGTTAAAGAAATGCGTGAACCAGAAGAAACACCAGAAAATGTTAATCCAATTGATTATCAAGTAGATGAAAAAACTGGTGAAGCACCTGCAGACTTTTTATTATTTAAAAAAGAAGAAAAAATAAAAAAAACAGCACGTGAAGTATATAATCGTTTTATGTATGAGGATTATTTATTTGAAATACATGGTGCAGCACCAATAATGTATAAAAATATGGATTTACATGTTAATAATTTTTTATTAAAATATGCAAATTCTGCAAATTTTATAGTAATGAATGTTGAAAATAGATTTAGTATACCACCCACACTTTTTTTCTTAAGTAAAATATCATGCAGATTTACAAATTATAAATTTGTTGATAAAGCAATAGATATGTGGCGTGATGTTGATGTACTTATTACTACTGACCCTGAAATTTTAAATGTAGGTACACCTTGGGGTAAAAAATTAATTAAATTAAAAAGACCATATAATGAAAATATTTATACTGGTTTTTTAGAAGTATTACAAATTGCAGATTTAATTGATAACAAATATTTTGAAAAAATAATTAAATATAAAAATAAATAAAATGAGTGAAGAAATAAAAAATGCAACACAAGTTGCTGAATTAGAAAAAATAGAAAAAATTAAGGTATCATTAGATAGAATAGTAAATAAAAAATCAAAATTTTTATTTTGTGTACCTGAATCTACTAATCCTGTTGCAAGTGTATATGAACTTTATTTTCATGCCACTGTAGTAAAAAATATGGGATATGAAGTAATAATTATGGTAGAAAAGGGTGATTATGTTATACCTGTTTGGATTGAAAAAGAACTTACAAATCATAAACATGTACCTATGTCAGACCCTAAACTTACTGTAGGTCCTGAAGATATTATGATAATTCCTGAAGTATTTTCAAATGTAATGGAACAAACTAAAAATTTACCTTGTGTAAGAATAGGTCTATTACAATCGGTTGATTATATGATTAATTCATTAATTCCGGGTACTGATTGGTCTTCATTTGGTATATATGATATCATTACCACCTCTCCAACACTTAAAGAATGGATTGATGTATTTTATGGTAAAAAATTCAATATTAAAACATATAATATTGGAATTCCTGAATATTTTGAAAGGTCAAATATTCCACAAAAGCCAATAATTTCAGTAATTGGTAGAAATGCGAATGAAATTTCAAAATTTGTAAAATTATTTTTTTGTAAATATCCACAATATAGTTGGGTAACATTTGACCCAATGGTTACAAAAAGCAAACCACCACAACCAATGCGTAGAGTTGACTTTGCTAAAAGATTACAAGGCAATTTTGCTGCAGTTTGGATTGATAGAATTGCAAGTTTTGGTACATTTCCTCTTGAATGTATGAAATCTGGCACAATTCCAATTTGTTTAAAACCAGATATTATGCCTGAATATATGATTGAAAGAGATGAAAATGGTACACCAATTAAAGCAGTTGAAGGTGCTGGTGTATGGACTGATAATTATTATGACCTTCCTGTATTAGCAGGTGATGTACTTGTTAAATTTTTAGATGATAATATTAGTCCTGAATTATATGATTTAATGGAAAAAAATGCATCTAAATATAATCAAAACGATAGTGAAAAGCAATTAGTGGAAATTTATTCTAATTATATAACACAAAGAATTAATTTATTTCAGAATGTAATACAACCAATACAAGAAACTAATATAATAGAACCACCTGCTGTATCATAAAAATAATTATAAAATTTAAATAAAAATAAACATGAACGTTTCAATAATAATTCCAATACATGAATATAATGACCAGATTTCAAGTCTTTTAGATAAGGCAATCGAATCTATTAATAAACAAGAAAATATAACCGAATTACCTGAAGTACTTATAGTATATCCATTAAATCTTGATGGTGAAATTATTCCATTTAAAGATTCTATGCTTCGTAAGTATCAAGATAAAATTAAATTTAATTTAATACAAAATCAAGGTAAAACTGATTATCAATCACAAGTTAATTTAGCAGTTGATGCTGTAACTACTAATTATTTTTCAGTACTTGAATTTGATGATGAATATGGTACAACATTTTTTAGAAATGTAGAAAAATATATTCAAACATATCCAGAAATTGATATTTTTCTAACCATGATGATTGAAGTTAATGAAAAAAATGAGGGTATTAAATTAACAAATGAAACTGTTTGGGCACAACAATTTGTTGGTGAAAATGGCGAAATGGGTTATTTAAATGCTAATTCATTAAAACAATATTCTGATTTCAAATTAAGTGGCGCAGTAATTAAAAAATCTGACTTTATTAATCTCGGTAAATATAAATCTAATATTAAGTTAGCATTTATGTATGAATATTTACTTAGAGCATTAAATAACGCAAGTAAAGTATTTACAATTCCAAAAATTGGTTATAAACATCTATCAACACGTGAAGGTAGTATGTTTGATAGCTATTTAAAAAATATGCCAGTAGATGAAAGAAAATTTTGGTTTGAAACAGCAACTAAAGAATCTAATTTTTCTAATGATAGAGTAATCGACATGTCAAGACTTCAAAAATTAATTGTCGAATAAATAATTTGATTATTTTGATTCTATGATAAATGAAAGAAAATGAAAATGAATTCGAAGTTAGTGTACCATATTTTGCAGAAAAGGAAGAACAAGCAGTTATAGATTATATAAATTCTAATTCTTTAGAAGAAAAGAATAAAATTTATAATGAAATTCTTATTGAACCTTTTAAAAAAATGATACAATCCATATTAAGACGATATCCCATTCATATTGGTAATTACGATATGAGTGAGGTTGAATCAAATGCTCTTACACATTTAATCGAGCATATGGTAAAATTCAATCCAAATAAAATTACTAAATCGGGAAATAAAACAAAAGCATTTAGTTATTGCCAAACAATAATTAGAAATTATTATAAAGACCATAGCAAAAAAAGTTATACTGAAAAGAAAATTAATTTATCTTTTGATGATTATATTGATGAAATTAATCAAAATGTTGAATATACCTATGAAATTGAAACAGAAAGTCAGCATCAACTTGAGAAATTAATTAATTCTGTAATATCCAAAATTGAAGATAAAATCAATAATGACCCAATAATGAAAAGAAATGAAATTATTGTTGGTGATGCAATTGTTAATGTATTAAAAAATTGGCAAGTATTATTTATGGAAGATACTCCAGAAGGAAAATATAATAAAAGAGTTACAAATAAATTTGCTAAAAATAAAATTTTATTATATTTAAAAGAACAAACAGGATTATCCACAAAAGAAATAAGAATAGGCATT